GTTTTATCCTTGCTGACTGCATTGTTTACACCACCAATCACTTCCGTTTTGCTAGTGCCTTTGTATTTAGAAAATCGCCATTTCCAAGACTCGCCTTCGTCACAAGTGTCGTCCATGACCACAACTGCTTTGTTAAGCTCTCTCTTTAGGTCTTTTTTTTCAAGAAAGTTACAGACAAGATTGCTAATATGCATTTCTAAATCAGTATCAAGTTCTTTATCATCGCTACCAGCAAAAGTATCTGACATTTTCCACTTTGGAAGATTGGCTTTGCACCATTTGTTTAGCTTTTCTTCTTCTTTCCAGTCAAAATCGTAATCATGGGAACCACCACAGCCCCGATTGGAAACCCTGCCAATTGCTTTGCCATTCACATAAAGATTGGCTTCAAAACAGAATGTTTCTTCGCTCATGCCTTCATAGTGTTTGATACTTTTAAGTTCTATTTTTTTTACTTCTTCCATCACGCACCCCCATTTTTTTCATTATTAAAACTATCAAGCCAATCGAGAGTTTTTACAACTTCGTTCAGCAATCCTTTGTTCTCTGCATAACCGCCTAAATGTACTACTGCTTTCACGACATTTGGATTTTTGAGATGTTTCCTGGTAAAAGATAATTCAACTGTTTTAGTGCTTGGATCATAGATCTTTATGGAAACTAGCTTATCTTCTTTCGTGCTTCTTATTACTGTTGGTTTCATCACACACCTCCTTTATTAAAAACTGTTTTTTCAATTAATTTTCCATTAGCGTCATAAACCTTCCAGGTTGTATGGCACTCTTCTTCACTCGCTACTTTTCGTATGCGCTTGACCCAAGGCTCCATGCCAACATATAGTTCAGACTCATAAAAGCATTTCCATGTTCCAAGCCAGCCAGCGTTCTCATAAACCTTGAGAATCCAGCCACCTTCTGCATGTGTTGATAAACCGAGAGTCGTCAAGATTTTTGAGAACTTCAGCTTGTAGTCTGGGTAAAATTTATACATTCTTTTTTTCATCATTCACCTCCTACCAATAACTACTAAATGGAATTGCGTCTTTATCAATACCCCAATAAATGCCAATACCATTTTCGTGATTACCCACTTTAATCTCGTCTAGTCTGAGATTGACCTCTCTGCCATTATTCCAAAGAATGTCAACAGTGTTGTCAGTATACACAGCAACAACCTCACCGAAGTCTAATGGGATGCCAGCACCATAAAACCCAGTAACTTTTTTAGTTTTTGTATTTAACATCATTCACCCCCATTTACATTATACATTACTTTACATGTGTTTGTAGTGTTTTCGCAACTTGAGCATGGCAAGTAAGTATCGTGGCTATGTTTGCCAGTCAAAGCCTCTTCAAATGTGATTTTGATTTTCCCAGTGCCTTCGCATCTTTCGCAGACCGTTGGCTCTTTGACATACTCGTTCTCAAAAATAGTTTTGAGACCAGCTTTGAGACCTTTTGCCATTTCTTTATCTTCCTTGCCATCAGCGCCAAAGCTGACAACTTCGAGATGTTCATCAAACCAATTATTCATCATGCACCCCCCAGAAGATGTGGCTTTCCGATTCTGGGTGGTCTTCCAAGTTTAAGCAACTATTGGAACGATGAATGCGTGTTCTCAGAGTCAAAAGTGCTTTTTCTACTGTAATGTTGTTGTAATCGCCAGCAAGAACAACATTAAGCGCTTCTTCTACTTTCTTCGCATCATCCCTTGTTTTGAAATCATTTTTCAAATAAAAACCCAAACGAATTTCAGCAAATTCTAATTCATTCATCATGCACCCCCTTTGTTGTAGTGTTCTTTTTCATGTTCATAATCTGCCAATATTGAATATCTGAGAGCTTCTACTTTCTTCATGCTCTCAGCCCTTTTAGAAGTTAGCTCTTCAAGCAACTCCCAACCTTCAGGCTCACACATCCAGAACTCATCATTGACGAGAACTATGTCACCGACGCTCATTGAAGGAATAGTTCCAGAACCAGTCAATGGTGTGACTGGATTACCATGAAGATGGTTATAGGCAAACGCTTCTTCACTGTTGGTCAAGTGAAAAGCCTCGGCTGGTGTTTCGCAATTAATCGTTGCCACACAGCTATAGTATTTGAAATACTCTGGCTTGAATTTCTCTGAGCCATTTCTTATCATTGTTGACCAAAGATCCCAGCCACAAGCTGAATTGCCTTCTCTTGGCTCAATTCCAAAACCCTCTTCGAGCCTAGCTCTCTTGTTGTGTATTGTGTAGAAATAAATCATCATGCACCCCCATTAAAGTATGTTTATAATTGATCCAGCTTCCCTGGCATCTTTCGCATATTCAGCCAAAGTTTTTTCTGGCTCCCAACACATGTCCCTTTCAATGCCGAGCTCAAAAGGCAATTTAATTTCTTCAATCTCTTTCAAGCTAACGGAACCAAGTTCAGGAGACCCCATTCCCAAATCACACAACCCAAACATTATTCCGCTTTTTTTGTCGTATTCAGAGATCAACCAAGTTGCTGATCCCATCGGGTTAAACAACTTTAAATATGGTTTAGCGGTTTCTTCGTTGCCAATGTTTTTTAAAAGTTTGGCTTCTATTTCTTTAGTGATTAATTTCATCATGCACCCCCATTAATCTTTGTAAACAATATATTTCCAGCTCGCGTATGGCTCCACAAACAAGCCAGCCTTCTCGAAATTCTCTGAACACAGTTCACTAAACTCCCAAGGATTTTTGCTTTTGTAATTCCAGTCGCTTTCATAATTCATCCATTCCCAGCCCAAGCCACCATCACACATAAAGCACCAGTGACCTTCGTGCTCCTTGTCGGGAACCCAAAATATCTTTTCTGATTTGGTTTTTGCTATTGGAACCAACTCATGTTCTGAATACCATTCATCCATTTCTTCTTCCGTTGCTACAAGGTTATCTCCAGTTCCTAGATGATTCCAGTAAACTTCACCGCTTGTTTTCATGGTCTCTTCATTGAAGTCTACCTTACTGAAATCAAACCTATCAGGATCTGTCGGGTGAATATACTCATGCGTTTCTTTGTATTTGATGTAGTCGCCATCTATATACACTTTTCCAGTTTTACCAGGGTTATAGTATTCTTTGATGGTTTTTAAAAGAATGTTTTTAATTTTTGCTTTCATTTTTTTCTCCTAGTCCATTCGAGACATCATATAAGCATTGAGCCCATTATCACGCAGAACTTTTGCGAAGGCGCTTGCGTAGGCTTCTTTTCGTTCTAAAGACTGTCCGCCTTCGTGAACCCACACATCATATCCGCCATAATAGCTTTTATGACCAGCATCTATGTCTTTCAAATATTTAATAAACTTGCCCCTTGCTGGCTTGATATTAATCCATGCGAATCCACACGCACCTTCAGGGACATACCACTCTTTGCAACCAGGCACAGGCTTGTCAGACAAGCCAATGGCTTTTTCGTACACAATCATTGGTGTGGGTATAGCGTTTTTAAGCGCTTCCATTCCACTAGAGTATGCTTTTAAATAAAGGTCTTTTGGTTCCATTCCAAGATATTTAGTCATTTTTTCGTCCTTTTCTTTTTAAATTTACTATCCACATTTACAAGTATAAACACTTTTACACTAATAGCAACCCTTTTTACACCTTTTTTACATTGTTATTAATTGCCCAAAAAACAAATACTTATTTGTTATTTTCCAGTTTTTATATACAATTCTTGGATATGGCAAATAATATATTCAGTGGCATAGGCTCTCGTTCACCTATCGATGGCGAGTCGCGGATGACATCCAGCATCATGGAAAGCATCAGCAAATTGCCGAGCTTTACCGCAGACACCGAGATACAAAGGTTTGAAACAGGCGGTATGGCTTTCCATTTTCCTGCGGGTTCTTCTTATGGAGAATCTGGCATGTCAGGAGTGCCATCCTTAACTCCCGCTTTTCCCACTTCGATAAATGATTTATATAACATGAATATATTTGAAGGAAATCCTTATGATCTTGATACTGTTTATGAGGAGCCTGTCCCTTGGGATACTTGGGATATTTATGGCAACCCAACGCCTTGGTGGTATAACCAAAATAATCCATTTGTATATTCTGACGAGCCAAGCCTTCCAACAATACCGCCAGTTTCAACACCGCCAGTTGAACAGCCACCAGTAACTACACCAGTGTTCACAGACACAGAACCTGGAACACCTTGGGATACTGGCACACAAAGACCATGGGATATTTATGGCACAGAAACGCCTTGGTGGTATGATCCAAATAATCCATTTGTATATTCTGATGCGCCTACATCAACACCCACAGAAACACCCACAGAAACAGTTACAGAAGAAAGCGTCCCACCGATAGATGAAATAGTTTCCACAGGGCAACAACCTTCTTGGTTTCAAAATTGGTTTCCATGGATGGCTGGGCTCGGTTCTCTGGTTGGTCTTGGCGCAGGCGCAGGCGCAAGCACAGCTGGAGCTACAACACCAGAAGCAACAGCGCCAGAAGCAACAACAACAGAAGGAACAACAGGAGCAGAAGCGGACTCAGCTGGTCTTTTGTCTGGTATAGGACCGCCTGGTTTGGGAATACTTCCTGTGGTAGCTGGAGCAGTTGCCACAGAAGAAGAAAATGGCGGAGATCCTTATATTCCACAGGCACAACCCTATGTTCCACCCATGGGATCGTTGATTCCATCACAGGTTACTTCTAACAATCCTTTTGTATATTCGCCTTTGAATGTCGGTGATTATGCTTCAATTAGTGGTTATCTGGATCCAAGGACAATGTATGGAGATCAATTGGGATATACGCCTTATCTGGGTAGCGGAATTGGTGGGCTTTTACCACAATCCGAATACGTCCCTGGTGTTTCTGATATGTGGAATGATAACTGGGCTTATCCAATGTCTATGGAATCCATGGATCCAAGTTGGAGACCATCGATGCCTTGGGAGCTGTCAAACATGCCTGCTAATTTATATACGCAACCACCACCTCCACCACCAGATGAAACGCCACCGCCTGATGATACAACACCAGTTACGCCTGTAATATCGCCAGATGTTCCAATAAATATTCCACCAATTATATCTGGCGTTGGTCCAAACCTTCCATTTGATCCAGAAACCTATGACTGGTCTGGAATTATGAACCAATATCAACCACAAATACCAACAACGCCCGATTTGAGCCAATATGCATTGAAAACAGATCTGCCGACAATGCCAGAAATCCCATCGGTAACACAATTTAACCCAGAAACCTACGATTGGTCGGGAATTATGAGCCAATATCAGCCAACAATGCCAGAAATGCCTGAAATTCCTTCCTATGCTCCATTTGACCCTACAGGTTATGACTGGAGTAATGTATTTAACCAATATCAGCAAAATATCCCAGATATTCCAGAAATGCCTGAAATTCCGAATATTCCAAGCACTTTTGACCCCCTAGGCTATGACTGGAGCAATATATTCAATCAATATCAACAAAATATTCCTGAATGGGAAATGCCACAAATCCCCGAAATACCGAGTGTTTTTGATCCCACAGGTTATGACTGGAGCAATATATTCAATCAATATCAACAAAATATTCCTGAATGGGAAATGCCCGAAACTCCTTCATATACCCCGTTTGATCCGATTGGTTATGATTGGGGCAATATATTCAATCAATATCAACAAAATATTCCTGAGTGGGAAACGCCCGAAATACCTTCTTATGCTCCATTTGATCCAACCAGTTATAACTGGGGAAATATATTTGACCAATATCAACAAAATATGCCCAGCTTTGAAGCGCCAGATTTAAGTGATTATGTTACCCAAGGAGGTTTGACCGCAGGCTTGGGCTCTTTGCCTAATTATAATGCGGAAATAAGGGCTTTGTCGGACAGGATGAATGCTTTAAATGCAAGATTTGACAACTATCAACCCACTCAAAACTATAACCAACCAGGTCTTGGGTTATTTACATAATTTAAAACATAATGTCATCACAAAAGCCTGTTTGGGATATTTTGTCCGAAGACCAACTCAAAGAGACTTTGGCTCTTCAGGAAAGATTGTTGCAAATCGACAAAAGAGAACAGGCACAAGGCGATTTCTTGGATTTTGTTAGGCTAATCTGGGAAGATTTTATCGAAGGTAGGCATCATAAGGTTTTTGCTGAAAAGCTACAGGCTGTAGCGGATGGCAAAACAAAAAGATTGATTGTAAACATGCCACCGAGACATACAAAAAGCGAGTTTGCTTCTTATTTGTTTCCAGCTTGGCTGATTGGCAAAAAACCAGATTTAAAAATTATACAAACAACACATACCGCAGAGCTGGCTGTGCGTTTTGGTCGTAAAATGCGTAACCTGATGGATTCTATGGAATACAAAGACCTGTTTCCAAAAGTTACTTTGCGAGCTGACAATAAATCAGCAGGAAGATGGGAAACAGAAGAAGGCGGTGAATATTTTGCTGTTGGCACAGGTGGAGCTGTAACTGGTCGTGGTGCTGATTTGTTGATAATTGATGATGTCCACTCAGAGCAAGATGCCTTGTCTCCTGGTGCATTAGAGCAAGCATATGATTGGTATTTATCTGGTCCAAGACAAAGATTACAGCCTGGTGGCGCTATTGTGATCGTAATGACCAGATGGAGCACCAAGGATTTAACAGGAAGATTGCTTAGTAAACAAACAGGAGAATATTCAGACAAATGGGAAGTGGTTGAGTTTCCAGCTATTTTTCCAGAGACAGGAAATCCGCTTTGGGGAGAATTTTGGAAAAAAGAAGAATTATTGGCTGTTAAAGAATCGCTTTCTGTAGCTCACTGGAACGCCCAATGGATGCAACAACCAACTTCCGAAGAAGGAGCGATTATAAAAAGGGAATGGTGGCGATCTTGGGAAGGAGAGACAATACCTCCAGTTGAATATATTATTCAAAGCTATGATACTGCTTTTTTGAAAAAAGAAAGCGCAGACTATTCAGCAATAACAACTTGGGGTGTTTTTTATCCAAATGAAGACGAAGGCGCTTCATTGATATTGATGGATGCAAAAAGAGGTCGTTGGGAGTTTCCAGAATTGAAAAAAATTGCTGCAAAGGAATACCGTTATTGGGATCCAGAAATGGTGATTATAGAAGCCAAGGCTTCGGGGCTTCCGCTTACCCATGAGTTAAGACAAATAGGTATCCCAGTGGTAAACTTTTCTCCATCAAGAGGCAATGATAAACATGCTAGAGTCAATGCTGTAGCTCCAATGTTTGAATCTGGACAGGTTTGGGCTCCAGTTCATTTTAAGTTTTCGGAAGAAGTAATTGAAGAATGCGCAGCTTTTCCATTTGGCGACCACGACGATTTTGTGGACAGCACAACACAAGCCTTGTTAAGATTTAGGCAGGGAGGATATTTACCATTGCCAAGTGATTACAAGGAAGATGAGTTTCCACCACAGGCAAGAACCTATTATTAAAAATGGCTGACAATATTGATAAAAGAATAAACGGAGCTTCAGAAGAGATTGAAGATCTCCAAATAGCTCCTGAAATGATAGAGTTGCCAGATGCTGATCTTCTGGAAAATGCATTAATACAGATGCAGGAAGATGGTAGCGCCATTCTTGGTGCAGAAATGGGTGGTCGCGAAGAAGTCCCATTTGATGCAAACCTGTCTGAATATATAGACGATTCTGAGTTAATGGGCGTTGCTTCTGGTCTGATTGCTGGCATTGAAGAAGACAAATCTTCTAGGAAAGACTGGGAAGAAACATACAGCAATGGCATAAAACTGCTTGGTTTTAAAAACGAAGAAAGATCCCAGCCATTTGAAGGATCTTCAGGAGTTCATCATCCACTTTTAGCAGAATCCATAACACAATTTCAAGCTCAAGCATACAAAGAGCTGTTACCAGCATCGGGACCAGTCAAAACACAGGTTATAGGTGTTGCAACTGGAGAAAACACTGCGCAAGCAGAGCGTGTTAAGGAGTTTATGAACTACCAAATCATGCATGTGATGGAAGAGTATGATCCAGAGCTTGACCAACTTCTTTTTTATTTACCGCTTTCTGGTAGCGCATTTAAAAAGGTTTATTATGACCAAACCATGGAAAGAGCTGTTTCAAATTTTGTGGCAGCCGAAGATTTGCTTGTTCCATATACAGCAACCGATCTTTTAACCTGTTCTAGAATCACTCACATTGTCAGAATGCTCGATAATGAGCTCAAAAAACTTCAAGCATCTGGTTTTTATAGAGATATAGAAATTAATCCAGAAGTAAACACTTCTTCTGGTTTGGAGGTTCAGTCTGCAATTGATGAAGCTCAAGGAGTTGAGCCAACTGGTGTTTCCGACCAAGAATATGGATTATATGAAGTTCATACCGACCTTGATCTCCCTGGCTTTGAAGATGTCGATCAAAACGGAGAGATGACTGGCATAAAACTGCCATATATCGTTACTATTGACGAAGATAGCACAAAAATTTTATCGATCAGGCGAAATTGGGCTCAAACCGATCCTCGTCGCATGAAAATACAATATTTTGTGCATTACAAATTTTTACCTGGTCTTGGTTTTTATGGTTTTGGTTTAACCCACATGATTGGTGGCTTAACCCAGTCATCAACGTCTATTTTAAGGCAGTTGATTGATGCTGGAACACTTGCAAATCTGCCAGCAGGCTTTAAAGCCAGAGGCATAAGGGTCAGAAATGAAGATGATCCATTGCAACCTGGTGAATTTAGGGATGTTGATGCCCCTGGTGGAAGTTTGCGTGATGCGCTCATGCCATTGCCATTTAAAGAGCCATCAGCAACATTATTGAACCTTTTGGGCATTTTAGTCGATTCTGGAAGGCGTTTTGCGTCAATTGCCGACATGAAAGTGGCTGATTCCAACCAAGCGATGCCTGTTGGAACCACTGTTGCCATGCTGGAAAGGGGAACCAAGGTCATGTCCGCTATACATAAAAGGCTTCATTACGCACAAAAGGTTGAATTTAACATTTTAGCTCGCGTTTTTGCTCAATATTTGCCACCAGAGTATCCCTATCAGACAATTGGCGGTCAACAGCAGATAAAAGCTATGGATTTTGATGATCGTGTTGACATTGTTCCTGTTTCCGATCCAAATATTTTCTCAATGAGCCAAAGGATTATGATGGCGCAAACCCAACTACAGCTTGTTCAGTCAAATCCAGAAGTTCATGGTCCACAAGGAATGTATCAGGCTTATAAGCGTATGTATGAAGCATTGGGAGTGCAGGATATTGACTCTATTCTATCGCCACCGCCAGAACCACAGCCCAGTGATCCAGCTACAGATGCTCAAAACATTCTTAAAGGTCAGTCTGTTCAGGCTTTCCCTGGTCAGGATCACGATGCTTACATTCAAACATACATGTCTGTTTTACAAACGATGCCAGCACAGTCCAATATGGCAATTTACTCAACTTTGGTGTCGCAGATGTATCAACATGTGTCTTTAAAGGTGAAAGCTACTATAGAACAGCAAATGCAACCCCAAATACAGCAGATTTTAATGCAAAGTGGTGGTAATATGACCCCAGAAATACAAATGAGCATCAAAAACATGATTGATAATGCATCCAGCCCCATCATTGCACAGGAAATAACGAAAATTAACCAAAATATAGCTCCACCACAACAGGAAGACCCATTGGTAACGCTTAGAAGGCAGGAATTAGCCATTAAAGGAGCTGATCTTGAGCGCAAAGCTCGCGAATTTGACTCAAAACAGGGTGTTGAAGTTGAAAAAATAAGAAGTGGCGAACAAATATCAAGAGAAAA